TGGTAAGTTTGTACCGTGAAACTGCCTTGCTTCTCAACCTTAATTATTGCTTGACCTGTTTCACCAGATGGGGCATTTGATGGTGTGCTAGTAGCAACATACGTACCATCTTTTACAGTAAGCGCATTAAAATCATTTGAAGATGTAAGTACACCTGTATATAGAAACGAGTCTGCTAAGTGATTGCGATCTGTTATTTTTGCATCAGTGTAGGTTTTAGCTTGCGTCAATGGATCATAAATTGATTTAGTCCAAACCGTACCGTTCCATTGATACGCTCCGTTATTTGCAGATGTGCCGTCATTAGTTACATAACCAATAGAGTTTGTAGGTGCAGTAGTAATTGCGTTCAATGCAGCTAATGTCTGCACAGCTAAACTACCAACACCAGCACTTACAGCCGCCAGTGCCTCGGCCAAGTAAAGCCCTGTCTGTACTCTATCTGCTGCTGCTGCCGCTGCATTATCACTAGCGTTAGGAAATTCATTAGCTAAAGAATAAAGTGTCCGTCTTGTATTTCCTAATCTGTCTGTGACGCTTGTGCTGGTGCTATTTGCAATATTGGCAATTGTATCAACGTCCGATTTTGCATTGTCTAAATCTGCTGCTGTAATTTGCGTCATAACACATCCTCGGGGTTTGGTACTGCTAACAAATCATCTTTATAATAATTTGCATCGTAATTAATGGCACTTACTTTAACATACGAATTGTCAGATATGCTTACTTCTTGCACTAAATAACTGTTAGCACTTGCTACACTATCAGCACCAAAACTAAATATAGTTCTAACACCGTTCGCGCCTCCGTGTGTCGTATTTATGGCCTCGCTTGGTGCATAGTCTAAAACAACCTTGTTAGATTGTGTGCCTGCTGTACACCCGATTGATTCTAAAGAGCCATCACGCTTCATTAACAAAATACTATGCGTACCCACACCAAAAACAAGGTTGCGCGATAGAGTTAATGTTAGGCCGCTTTGTGCAATCACTTCCCCATCTTGGCTATCAAATCGCGTATTGTCCACAATATCAATGCGCTGATTAGGCAACAATAAACGCCCGTCTGTCGTTGTCTCTGTCTCAATACTAACACGCTGATATTGTAACTTGTTGTACTCTCTAGCCGCTCGAATATACGCCACTTCATATTCTCTAACACCTGTTTGCTCAATCTTTTTATAGTTTGTCGCTAGGCCGCTTAGAGGCAGTTTAATAACTTCTTGCGCGTCACTCACATTATAATTAAATGTTAGCTCTATGCCGTCAAACTCTGCATCGGCTGTAAATCTTCGACTTATTACATCAGAGCTAGGCTTTTTATTACGATGCGTAAATAGTGCTGTACTTGCTGTTTGCGGTTTATCAAAAGTAAATCTAATCTTGCCATTTTGGCGATAAGCAGTACAAAAAACAGCGTTTGCAATGAGTCGCACTGTTTCTTCGTAGCTTGTATTATCATCGTCTAGTGTGTAATCAAAAAACGAATAAATAGGCGTAAAATAATCGCCTCGAATGTCATCCCATACGCTATATATTTGCGGCATATCTAACGCGGTTAGCGGTTGTTTGCCAATATACGGGTCTTGTGTAATCGCTGCGATAATATCTATAAAGCGTCTTGTGCCATAAATGACACCGCTTGCTATGCTGCCATCAGGATTAAACGCGCCTGACGCTGTAACATAGTCATTGCTTACAAGTGGCAACTTACGCATAGCATTTAGATTAAACTTACGCTCTTTTAATGATAACGCCCTTTGTGTTGCTTTAGTCACAGTTTGCACGGTTGTCACATTGCCAAAATCACTATTACTAATATGTGTAACCGCGCTTAGTGATTCATATTTAACCTCATCAACCACATTACCACTAAAGCCAAAGTTATGGTTATTTGTACGCCTTACTCTAACGCGTGTAGAGCCTATCCACCCTGTAGTTATCTCAATTGTTTTGGCGCGTTGGTCGGGTGTCACACCTGTCAAGTTATCGCTATGTGTATAAATTGAGCCTGTGGGTACTCCACCGACCATTTGTTGATAATTAATTTCAAAATTAACAGCTAGGTTGTAACGCCCGTCTGAGTTCTCATAATATAACCCTTGTTGTGCAATGATGTTTACCCATACTTGAGTCATGTCTGCATCTTTAAGCGTTACCCAATCTGACCACTCAGGCTCTGCCGTAGTGTTTGTGAGTGTGACTGTTGTTGTGCTTGTGCTTGCAAAAGTGGCAGTGGTTAGCTCGATAGTATCAGCACCCAATACACTAGCAATCACATAACTGCCGTTATACACCCCTGCCCCTGTAATATCTAAGCCCACACCATTCGATAACGCGTCAAAGAACTCACTAACGGGCGTAGCGACTATTAACCTATCACCCGTACTCCCTGCGTCTGCGGCTTTTTTAAACTGTATAGAGCCGCCTTGCGTTAATGTAAATTGATTACGCGCTTGTAATACCTCACCATCCACATTATTAGACTTTTTAACCGTCTTGATGCTTTCGCCAATTGCACCGCCAATTGTGCTAAATGGGCTACCACTATTAGGGCTAGTAAACGGGTTATAAAACTCTGCTTTTGTGCCGTTAATCTCTGACAAAAGCGTTTCACCGTCTCTTACATCGTCAATATCGTACCACCCTCGACCAATGCACATATAGCTATATTCGTATTGTGTATTGTTAATGTACTTAGAGTAAACAGGCTGCAATAAGCTAGGATAAGAGCGTACCTCCCCGTATATATCTTCAATGCGCTGTAATACCCTTGCTTCATTCGTGCGTCCTGCCAGTGCGTTGTTTGCGCTTTGTTGTGTGCGGTTTTGTAATGAGTTGCTTGGTAAGTCGGGTATTAGTTGTTTAGCTAGATAGTTGACAACACGAACCGAACCCGACCAAAAGGGAAAGATAAAATCAAGCGCACCACATGGGCTAATCAAAACAATATATTCGCCGCTATCACTCATTAACGCGTTTACATCGCGTGTTATGTCTGTCTCATTGCTCGGTTGTCCGTTAAACACTGCAAAATTAACTAACCTTTTTTTATTGTCTAACATCCACTCTGCAACACTGTTACACGTTACAATTTCGGGTTCGCTTGTTTCAAAAACATGGTCATAAATACTAATTTTTACAGTCATAACGATAATACTCTATTAGTTTGTAATCATCGGCTATTTGCGCCAATGGCTGCCATATCACCATGTTTTTTAAGCTATGCAATACCCCGTTATTATAAAACAATCCGCAATGAGTCACTTTCTTATTTTTACCCAATAACACCACATCGTAAGTGGCAGCTTGGTCATGCTTAGTAAACCCATGCTTATCATTATGTAATGCTAATCTAAACGCGTTGGCAACATCGCGCATTGAGTCGGTTTTGGGCGTGTAATCATCAAGCGATAACCCTAGCTCGTTAATATAAACGTCTGCTACTAACTGCCAACAAGGCGGCCATTCGTAGTGCTTGGCTAGGTAACGCTCAATCATAAAAACCCCCTTAGCATTGGGAATCTACCAAACGTATAAAGCTCACCTGTCCGATTAACATTAAATTTAGGGGCAATCGCTGATAGTGTGGCTACCCCTCGATTGTAGGTTATAGACTCGACTTGTAACGCTTGCACGGCTTGAGGCTCTGTTAAATCATCAGACAAATAAGCGCGATAAGTTAAGATGATTTTCTCGGTAGTTTCTAAAGGTATTCTATCTAGCTCTAAACGTAACAAGTTTTCAGCATCGGTTGTATCAATATTAATCGTGAATTTTTGGTCTAGGTTGTCGGGACTACCTGCCAAAATCACTGTAAAATTAGTAGAGCGCACACTTAACACGTTAGAATCTTCATCAGTTACGCTGCCATTGCTAGGCTCACGCCACAGATGATAGGTCTGTGTTAAATTAGAGTGAGCAATACTTATAACCTCAATTGCGTAAATTGTTTGAGGTGCGCTTGCTAAAAACTCTCTTAATCTTGACTCAATATCTAAACTCATACTAGCACCAACGTATCTTCAAGAGTAAACAAAGCTAAACGGTCTAAAAACTCGCCCATGTCTCTGTTAGCATCCCAAAAAGCAATTATTGCCGCTGCTCCACCCTCGGTAAAGTCGTATATTTTAGACTCGGCCTCAACTTGAAAAGTCACTACAAAATTATTGCCGTCTGTCTCTGTCGTGTTGACGCTATTCGGAATGATATTAACAATGTGCTGTTCTAGCCCTGTACCGCTATCTAATGGCATCTCGAACGCTAAAGCACCTTTTTTAATGATGCGTAAATAAAACAACTCCCAAACTCGCAAATGGCCTGCCGTACACGCTAAAGCGACATTAAAAAGCCGTGTACCTCTGTCAAAGTCTAACGCATAGCGATTAAATCCACCCTCCACTTGAGTCGCACTCACACCTTGAGCGGAGGCGTAACTATAGCCACTAGGTGAAGTAACTGGGTATAAATCACGCGGCAAAACTGGGGTAGTCATGGTTTAACGTCTCCGTTGCAAGCCAAAGGCTGCTGCTTGGTTGCGACTAATACGGCTGTTAGGGTCTAAGGTTTGCGCGGCCACTGCCTCAATGACTGTTAGAATAAGCTCGCCATCGGGCATTCTGCGTTCCTCTACTTTATCAATCTTACCAGTGGTTTGGTTAACAATCGTCACTTTAGTATCACCGCCTAACTTGTGATTAGGGGTAACATGGCCATTGCCCCCCATGGTCACAACTTCGGGCCCACGCTCACCCACTAAGTATTGATTACCTGCTTGTACATTGCCCCCCATTGCTCTTGCGCCGCTAACATTTTGAGCAACATCTACAACAGCAATTGCGCCCATTAGTGCTATATTTGCATATCCTAAACCGCGAATCATTGCGGCATGAGCTGTACCTGCAACTAATAAAGCAGGGTTTGCTGTAAGGGCTGCTGCCATTGCATAGCTTGCTTGAGTTGCAATAGCTGATTGTTCTACCATTAAAGCCGCTTGTGCAATAGCAATAACTTTTTGAGCAACAAAAGCCGCCTGTGCAATAGCATTATTTTCGTGGCCAGTCTTTCTAGCTAATTCTAGTATGCTACCTCCCAAATCTGACATCATCCCCAATTCTGTTTGTTTTATCGCTGTTTGTTCTGCTGCTGTATCACGCTGTATTGCTAGTTTATCAGCACCATATTGCATCTCGTTCTGTAATGACTTCTCAATGTACTCCTGTTCACTCATGTGATTATTTGCGTATGCTTTATCGAGTATAGCTTTACGCGCCCACATTCCTTGTCGTGCAATCTCGTTTTTAGTGGCGTAGCTATTGCGTAAAGCGTCTAATTCTTGCGCCTGACCTGCCATAAAATCATCGGTTTGTTTTTGGTTATCCTTTGCTTCTTCTTCGGCTTTTAAAGCGTCAATTTTAGCGGCTTGGATTCGCAATAACTCTTTTTCTTTAGGCAATAATTTACTTAACTCTGTGTTTTTTAAATCAAAGTTAAGTTTCGCTAGTGCGGTATCATTGCCCCATAGCTCAATCTGTTCTTTTTGACTTAATAGCAAATCTTCGTAAGAGCGTTTAAGTTGTTCTTTGTCTTTTGTTTTGTCATTAGCTGCTTTTTTTGCGGCTTTCTCTGCATCTTTTTCAGCTTGTATCTGTTTTTTGCGCTCCTCAAAAAGCTCCTTGGTGGTTTTTTGGGTTTGTTCTTTTTCGATAGAATCAAGCAATGCGTCGAACTCTTTTTGTGAACGCAATTCTTCACGCGCTTTTCTTTCGTCTCTAATCGCTTTAACTGCTGCATCGCCCGACCCAAGACGCGCATCACGTTCCGCCAAAATTGACGCAATAGAGTTTTTACGCTCGTTATCTAATTCGCGCCATCTTTCGGCACTAATAATTAAACCCTCTTTGACATAATCAAAAAAAGACTTAACCTCTACCTTTGCTATTTTAAATAAGGATGCAATGTTTACGGGCAGCTTAGTAAAAGCATCACTTAAAAACGAGGCTGTATCGCCACCATCTTTTTTAAGAACACCCATATACATTAAAAGCTCTACAGTGCCGCTAGAAACATCGTCTATAGCATAGCTCCATAACTTAAATTGATATGCTGTATTTTCTAACGGAGTACCACTGTCCAACCAATTGCTAATACCCTCTAATGAGCTAACGAGTGAATTACTTGCGCCAACTGCTGTATCTAATTGACCAACAAAAAGAATCATAGAATTTTTAAGTTTTGTTGATGCTTGCCCTATGGTCGTGTTTGTTTTCGCGTACAAATCGTCAACAACTTGAGATTGTTCTTTTAGTGCTGATATTAAAATATCACTGGTTAGCATTCCCTCTGCCGCTAACTTCCTTAAATCACCTTTTGTTACCCCTAACGCACGACTAAACGCATCCATTGCCGCAGGTGCATTTTCTGCCACGCTGTTAAATTCATCGCAGCGAATAACACCGCTTGCCAATGCCTGACTAAATTGCAAAATAGCAGCTTCGGCTTGTTGAGTACCTGCGCCTGATAGTGCCAAAGTCTTCCCAAACGTCTCTGTAACACGAGTAACGTCTGCTACTGACAACCCTAGCTTGTCGGCGTTTTGGCTAATCTTGAAGTATAAGTCGCCCGTTGCGCCAAGTGCTTGTCGTGAGTTTTGAGCAATATCAATAACGTTTTGAGTGGCTTGTCCAAGTGCTTCGGTCGAATCAGTGATAAGTTTAAGACGGTTTTGAAGATTAGTATAAGCATCCGCATATTCAATTATTTTAGACACAGCAAAGGCTGACGCAAGCATAGAAGCCATGCGGCCAAGTGCGTTCTCTGCTTTGTTTCCAGCTTGCTGTAAACGACCTAACGCACGCTCACCATCACGCAAGCGGCGCGTATCAATCCCTAGCCCAATCATTAAAAGGTCAATTACTGCCATTTTTTACCTCACTTTAGCGATTGAGCGTAGCGCGTTTTTAATGTTCATTGATACTGCTTTTCGTCTATCTTCTGTCATTGTCGGCTGACACGGCATAGGGCAATCATTGGTTGTTGCTTCATTGCTGATTTCAGCATAACACGCTGATAATAGCATAATTGTACTAGACTCCCACGAATCTAAATCATAGCCCACAAAATCAGACCATGCCTTTAATTCAGACCATGACAACCTCCTTGCAACGCCTTCATTGTAAGAGATTGTACCCGCTTCGTGTAATAATTCGACAAGATAAAGCCCGTGTTTTACATCGGGCATAAAAGGGATAGATTGAGGATTGTTAGACTTGAATTTAGACAGGCGCGAAACGTTATTATATTCTTTCGCGCCCTTAGTTTGTGGGCAACTATTCCACCACGCTTGTTGTTTAGCGTAGAGTTTTAGTTGCTCTACGCACTCATAAAAAAATTAGCACGGTCGCCAATAGCATTATCAATCTGCTCACGAATCCAGTTGTATTTCGTGTAGATGTAAATTGCATTGGCTGTAGAGAATGGCAATTCTTTGCCGCCTTCGGTGATGCCTGTCCAGCTTGTTGTACACTTAGCCAACAACTCGACCGC